GTCTTACTATAACCCCCCCCCCCCCCCCCCCCCGCCGCCCAGAAGAAGGCCCGCATGTCAGTGGTCCTGACCGTGGGCCGATGACGCACGGAAGGCCTCCGGCACCTCCGGCGGGAAGGCGGCGTCCGCCAGCTCCGCCATCCGGAAAGAGGCCGGGTCGTCGGCACGGACCGGCATGACCTCAGCCGGACCGGCCGGCCGCTGGGCCGGGACGTTCGGGGCCAGCAGGGCCGCCGGGTCCTCCTCAGCGGGCCGCTGGGCCGCGTCCAGGCGCACCTGGTACTCCGGGAGCCAGTTCTCCGCGTACCACTTCACGGTGGCCGCCAGACCCTCCTCCGGGCCGGTGAGATCGGCGTAGGACATGCCGAGGGCCCCCAGGGTGGTCCAGTCGGCGGTCACCCGGTCACCCGGGATCTCACCGGGGCGCATCGGCAGGTGGACCAGGTCCACGTAGGCGGCGGTGTGCGGCTCCGAGCCACCCAGGTGGCCCAGGTGCCAGGCGTGCGCGGAGTCGCGCACGATCTGGGCCACCTGGTTCACGGTCAGGGAGTCGCGCGGACCCACCTCCACCGGGTCACCGATGACCCGCCCCTCCGCCGCCGCCTCCAGCGCCCGGATGAGCGCGGTGGCCACGTCACCGACGTGGACCATGTCAGAGACCTGGTTGCCGTCCCCGTAGATCTCGATGGGGGACCCGGTCAGGGCCCGGCACACGAAGGCCGGAGTGATCTTGCGGACCTTGGCCGGCCCGTACGGCGGGGCCACGGACTGGCCGGGACCGTACGCGTTCACCGCGCGCACGATGTTGACCCGGGTACCCCGCTCGGCGTTGTACATGTGGACGAAGCGCTCCACGGCGGTCTTGGTGATGGAGTAGGAGTTGTTCATCCAGTGGTTGCCCACGCCGATGTACACCCCGGGGACGTCGTACTGGGCGCACGCCTCCAGGAAGTTCAGCCCGCCCATGATGTTGGTCTCCGCCGCCGGGTACGGGTTGCGGATGGTCTCCTGGGTGCCCAGGCACGCGGCCAGGTGGATGATGCCGTCAACGTGTGCGGCCAGCTCCGCCATGGCGGTGGCGTCACGGACGTCTCCCAGGAACAGGGCCCCGGTCTTCTCCTCCACCAGGCGGCCCACGGTCCCGGTCAGGTTGCCGGTACGGTCCAGGACCACCACCTCATAGCCGGCCTGGACCGCCTTCTGGGCCACCCAGGACCCGATGAACCCGGCCCCGCCGGTGATGCCGATGCGCTTCACGTGCTCCTCCTTCACAGTCCTAAGACATACTTCACGATGCTGTATCCGAAACAGCAGAGGACCGGCAGGACCACCGCCAGGATGATCACGCCCCCGCATCCGGCCGAGACGTTACCGCCCACGCTGACCGGGCCGGGAAGGCCTACGTTCACTCGCATGACTCCTCCATTCACAGTCATTGTGGTGCTTGGATGCGAATCGGCCCCGCCTAGCACCTGGCAGGGCACAAGACGGGGCCGGGTCCGGGAACTGCCATCCCCTGGCCAGCGGTAGATTCACGGTCCACCGGTGGTTGCCGGCAGAGGGGGAATCGAACCACCACCACGGCTATCCGCCGTTCCCGGGGAACCTTCCCCGGCCTGCCGTCGCGTCCCGTGTGGTACTCAGGCGGGACCACCCTGATGCGAACCCCCACCGTTCCCAGAGGAATCAGGTCCGGTGTGGCATACCCGTGGGCAAGGCCCGGGGGTCGCCGGCCCTGCACAGTGCCCCGTGGTGGACTTGAACCACCTCCCACGGACACGGTCCGTGCTTTGCCATGTGGGCGCGCGCGTCCGCCCGGGGCCTGAACCGGAGAGCAGGTTCCCGTTCACCGGGTAAGAGCCGGCGGGGAACCTTCAGGGGGACAAACCCTGTGCACTCTCCGGGTTTTGCATCAGAACTTTGCAGTGGCCACCCCATCTGGAGGTGTCCGTGGACCTGCCCGGATTCGAACCGGGAACCCTCCGTGGTCCGTACCCTCAGATTGCGTACGGTCGTCAGTGCTCTGCCGTTGAGCTACAGGTCCGGGGCTCCCGCCCGGCCGCCGCATAGGCTGCAACCGACCGGGCAGGAGGTCTTTCGTCAGGCGAACGGGTTCGCCTTGTTCAGCATGGCCATGGCCACGGGGCGGGCAATGGCCGCCTGGGCATCGGTGAACGGGTCCAGGCCCCAGAAGTAACCGGGCTTGTCACCCTTGCCACCCTTGCGGACCCACTCCGCAATGGCGGTCTTCAGGGCCTCGCGGGTCAGGATGCCCTTGGACTCCTTCGAGTCCTTGTTCGGGAGCATCCCCACGACACCCAGCACGAACGGCCGGTTGGGGTTGTTATCGTCCAGGATCTGCTGGAGCTGGGGAACGATCCCGGTCTGGGAGATGTACATCCCCCGGTAGGTCTGGTGGGTGCCGTCCGCCTCGAACACGGTCACGTCGCACGTGGCCCGCTCCACGGTGCGCTGGGCCTCCCCGGCCTTCGGCCGGTGGAACCGGTCCGGCACCGTCTGGACCAGACGGGGGCGGATGAGGACCAGCTTGTCCTCCAGTTCCTCGAACTTCGGGAAGGTCCCGCCGCCGGACGGCTGGTTGAACGGGTCCTCCGTGGTGGTGCCGGCGGCGAACGGGTCGGCGGTTGCGGTGGTCATATAGTCCTCCTGGACCGTGGGGTGGCGGCCGGGGCCGCGCCTTATGGGGTGGAGCAGGTACGGGGCGCTACGTCCGTCGTCAGGGTATTCCTACCCTTCAGGGAAGCCCGTTCCCCGTACCTGCTCCGTGCCGTCTCTCCGGCTGTCACGCCACAAATGGCGTCCTTCCGCCCCGTAGGTGGGTGCGTTGTCCCTGTGGAGCCGGCCGCCAGGTTCCCGGCCGGTTTGCTTCGGGTACCCGTATGGCCTGACGGCCGGCTCCGCGCCACTGTCTCCCTGGGACCGAAGTCCCCCGTGACGTCCCCGTGGCCGGGTTGTCGGGTGGCCCCGTCTTTCCGGGGTGTCACACCACGTTTCAACTTGGAAACCAGGTCGGTGCCCACCTTCCCCGTCTCTCCGGAGCGTCACCGCGTTGCATGGCCTTCGGTTCTAGGCCGGGTGACAGATGGCTGGGTCTGTATTCCTGACCGCCCGGAGACGGTGCCGTTTCACCAGCTCAAATGTTCCAACCCGCGCGCTGTGCCGGTTCCGCCCCGGCTCCCCGGTCCCCATCGGCCGCAGCCATCCGGTTCCCTGTGCTGCTATACACCTTCAGCGCTACCCGGGCTCATGACTTCCCGGGCCAACTCCCCGATGCCTCGGTTCGTGGTTTCGACTATACACGGTTACGCAAGCCTGTCAAACCCTGGCCATCATGTGGTGGCAAACTTCGTGAGCTGGGCCTGGGCGGCCGCCATGAGGTCAGGGGTCCACAGGCCGGCCGGGTTCAGCTCCTCCCACAGGGCTGCCAGGGTGGCCTTGTTCGTGGCCGCCTGGACGCGCTGGAGGGGCGTTGCCGGGGCCACCTCCACTGTGGCGTCCGGCACCGCGCCACGGGAGGTCTGGCGGGGAACGGCCAGGTTCTTGGACTTGCGCCAGGTGCGGACCTGGTGGGCCAGGTCCAGCCCGATCTGACCGGCCTTCAGGTTCACGTCGTACGTGGTGGCCTCCCCCTTGCCCACGGGCAGGTGGATGACCAGGCCGATGTTGGGGTCCGTCTCCGGCATCCGCTCCCACAGCCCGGTGGCGTAGTCGTACGACCACTCCGCGCCCTGGTAGATCTTGAGCTGGATGCAGATCTCCCCCCACCCGTACGACAGGTCCTTACCGGTCTTCAGGTCCGCGATGCGCAGCGAACCATCGGGCATCCGCACGATGCGGTCCAGCGTCCCGGCCGCGTTGTAGTCCGGGCGGAACACGGACCGTTCGATCCAGTCCCCCAGGACTTCGATGCCTTCGGCCTCCAGCACCGCCTTGTACGCGGCCAGGTCCCGCTCCTCCTCCGCCTCCAGCGGCGGGAGGGGCTTACCCCGGTCGTACAGCTCCGTCAGCGCGTGCCGGGCGGTGCCCAGGTTGGCGGAGACCTTGTTCCCGGCGGCGGTCTTGGCGTCCTCCGCCACCTTGTTCAGGGTGTCGCGGTCCTCCAGCGGAGTGGCCGCCGCCAGGGCCCGGAGGTCCGGCCGCAGGGTCAGGCCCTTCACGATCATCCGCCCGGCCCACTGCTCCAGCGCGAACGTGTCACTGATGGCCTTCGCCATCGTGGTGGCCCGGGTGTACGGGACGTCCTTCGTCCCGCCGTTGGGGTTCTCATCCGTGGGCGGGGTCGGGGCCATGTACCGGCCGTACCGGTCCCGGCGCACCCCGTCCGTCTTGGTGTTGCCGCCCACGGGGGTGGCGAACGGGTCGATGCCGGCGGCGGTTTCGGCGGCCACCTGGGCGGCGGCCGGACGGGTCTTCGTGCTGGCACGGGGGGCCATGCGTATCTCCTATCAGGTGAGTCGGTGTGCGTGTACAGAGTACAGGCAGGGGCCGACACCGTGCGGTGTCGGCCCCGATGGAACTACAGACCCAGGTCCCGGGCCAAGGCCTTCAGCGCCCGGTACACCGCCTCCGCCTGGGAGTTGGCGTTACGGCCGCCCTGGGCGTACGCGGTGTCCATGGCGGTCCGGGCCGCCTCCAGGTGACCGCGCACCTTGTCCAGGACGGTGGCCAGGTCCGGGCTGGTCTGGCGGGCCAAGACCTCCTCCGGCTGGGACGGGAAAGCGCTTTCCAGGATCTGGTCCAGCGCGTCCGGGGTGTCGTACGGGGGCTCCCGCCGTTCGTACTTGCCCAGCTCCACCTTCAGCTCCGAGTGGTAAGCCGCGTACGCGGCGGGGTCATGGATGGCGGACTTCACGGGCTCCCCGCACGCGTCGCCGGTACCGTCCGGGCGGACCACCATCCGGACACAGGACATGCCGGAGTGGCCGGGCAGGAAGTCATGGACGGAGACAGGGCGGAGGTCCACGGAGCCGCCGGGAACGTTGGTCTGCATGATCTTGTCTGTCCTTCCTAGGAGGGTGGGAGGGGCCCCGGTTGCCCGGGGCCCCGGGTGGTCAGCGGCCGTAGACCGTGCGGAGTACGGCGGCCTCGCGCTTGGACAGCCGCGTGTTCGGTCCGTAGCCCTTCGCCAGGGTGCGGACCAGGTCCAGCACGCTGATGTTGAGCTCCCGGGCCAGGCCGGCGGCGGAGGCGGCCACGCTGGCGTTCTCTGCGGTGGCCCGCATCATCTTGTTCTTCAGCGTGTTCACCCGGCGCTCCAGCCGCGCCCGGTCCTGGGGGTCGATGCCCATCCGGATGGCCTGTGCCAGCTTCTCGCGGGCCTGGGTGAGCTGGGCTGCGATCGGGTCGGCGGCCGGGACCTCAGCGGTGGCCGGCTCCTTCGGGGCGTACGACTCCTCCGCCCGGTCGTTGTGCCGGGCGCACACGGGCACGTCGCGGCGGTTGCTCTCCGTGGCCCAGTCCTCCGGCCAGAGCATTGCGCGGTAGAGCGGCTGGGTGCCGACAACGGGTCCCCGGCAGTCGCTGATGTGGCAGGAAGTCTTGGCGGTCATGTCCTTCTCCTCTGTCCGATGTGGGGGTTCGCGCCCCTTGCATGTACCAGAGTACACGAGTGGCTAGCCTTGTCCAACCCTGGCTAGTGTCAGCTTGCTGACAGTTGAGCGTCCTAGGATGCTTGCCGCCGGCACGAGTAAGGCCCCGTCCTGGATGGACGGGGCCCCCGGTCAGGTCTCGCAACACGCGCCCCGGCACCCAGGCGGGCACCCGTGGACCCTCCACCCCGGGTACAGGGTGTCCAGGGCGGCCTCCGCAGCCTTCTGGCGCTTCCACAGCGCGGTCAGGGCCTCCAGCGTGGCCTGGTAGAAGTCCACCGTGAAGGTGTCCCCCTCCACCACGCCCAGGTCCCGGAACATGGCTCCGGCGTTGGGGAGCCACCCGGACCCGGTCCACACCATGCCAGGTGCCCGGTCATCGCCCAGGCTGATCTCTTTGTCCACAGCTTCCTCCACAGGTTGTGGGCTTACGCCCAGGTCGGGTATGCCATCGGGAGCATGTCGGTCACCTTGCGCACGCTGATGGCGTCCGCCACCTGGGTCTTGCCCATCCCGGTGGTGTCGATGCCCAGCCCGTGCGCGTGCTGGAGCTGGGCCTGACTGGCCGGCCCGCCCTTCTTGCGCCAGGAGGCGGACTTGGACCCCACCCTCGTGACCAGGCCCTTGTCCTCCGCCTCCTCCACCAACTGCTGGGCCCAGGCCATGGCCGCCTCCAGGGACAGGTCCCCCATCAGCCGTTTGCGGCCGCCGTTGCGCACGCCCATCGCGTTCACGGTCCACTGGTCACCCGGGCCCAGGGGCCACAGCACGTAGTAGACGTCCATGGTCGGGATGAACCAGACCCCGTGTTCGGACTGGAGCCAGACCGTGGGCGCGCGGTGGAACAGATCAATGTCGGTGAGCGACAGGCCTTCTGTGGACCGTGCCACCGGGGCGTCCCGCTCCTCCTGCTCCGCGCGCTCCTCCGCATCGGACAGGGTCTCCCCATCCTTCGGCTTGACCTTGTTCGGGGACAGGTCCACCACACTGGCCAGCGCCAGCTTGGAGGCCACGCCCACCACGTCCAGGACCAGGGCCACGCCCTTGCCCGGGTACGGCCGGAGCACCCGGCCCACCATCTGGATGTAGAGGCCCACGCTGGAGGTGGGCCGGGCGATGATGCACACCGCCATCCGGGGCATGTCGAAACCTTCGGTGGCCACCATGCAGTTGGACAGGACCTTCGTCTGGCCCGACTCCAACCGCGAGTAGATGGCCAGTCGCTCCTCCTTCGGGGTCTCGCCGGTCACCACCTCCGTGGTGACCCCCGCCGCGTTCAGGTCCTCGGCGAACAGGTGGGCGGTGGCCACGTTCGGGGCGAACAAAACACCGGAGCGCCCCGGGCAGTGCTCCAGGTAGGCGGAGGCGATGAACTTGCCGGCCTCCGACTCCTCCAGCGCCAGCGCCAGGGCCTCCTCCTGGTAGTCGCCGTGGGAGGTCTTGATCCGGGACATGTCCAGGCCGGGTACCACCACGGTCTTGCCGGTGACGTCGGTCAGGTACCCGTTGCGGATGCCGTAGAGGAGATCCTTGGAGTAGACCACCTCGGACCACACGTCACCCAGGCCCTTGCGGTCCCCGCGCACCATCGTGGCGGTGAAGCCCACCACCTTGGCGGCCGGGAAGTGCGCCAGGATGTCCTGGTACGACCGGGCCACGGCGTGATGGCACTCATCCACGATGATGTGCGTGATCGGCGGCAGGTCGGCCCGCCGACGCTCCCTCGCCAGGGTCTGGACGGAGCCCACGATGACCTGGCGGTCCACCTGGTTCTTCTCCGCCTTGACGATGCCCACGGTCAGGTTCGGGGCCACCTGTTTGATCTTCCTGGCCGCCTGGTCCGCGAGCTCATCGCGGTGGACCAGCACAAGGGGCCAGCCGCCTTCCGCCACGATCTCCGCCACCTGGTGGGCGAAGATCACGGTCTTGCCCATACCGGTGGGCAGGACCACGGCCGGGTGGCCGTGCTTTCCCAGTGCACGGGCCACAGCCTGGTTGGTGCCTGCCTGGCGGGACCAGGCCTCCTTCACCGCGTTCAGGGCCTCCACCTGGTACGGCCGGGGCCGCAGCATCGTGGTCATCAGGCGTCCGCCTTCCTCGTGTTGCGCTCCATCCAGATGTGGCGGTCCAGCCGGATAGCCCCGCACGAGCACCGCTCCACGTACAGGGGCCCGTCCCAGCCATACGTCCAGGCTTTGCAGAAGTGCAGCCGGAGAGGCCGGGGCGCATCGTGCCAGGGCACGCCGTCCTTGTCGTGAATGATCAACATCAGACGTCCGCCTTCCGGGTCAGGGTGTAGTCCTCATTGCCCGGGAACGCCTTCCAGTTGGCCAGGGCGTGCGCCTTCAGCAGGGCGGCCTTCTCCTCCAGGGCGTCCGCGTAGCACCACAGGCTGGCCCACTCGGCGGAGGAGTTCTCTGGGTACTCCTCCGGCGTGCGGAGCCGCTGGACGGTGTACCCGTCCGGGGCCTCCAGGATGTACCGGGAGGACCGGCTCATCCACCGGGTCCGCTGGCCGGTGGCCAGGTCCTTGATGTCCTTCAGGATGCCCACCGCGATCACGCGGGGGTTGCGCTTGCGGGGCATGGTCTTCTCCTCAGTCGGTAGTGCGGGGGTCAGATGTTGGAGGTGGCCCAACTGCGACCGTTCTCCGTCAGGGTGTGGCCACCGGTGGGCAGGGCCATCAGGTAACCGTCCCGGACCAGCTTGGCGTTGGCCGCGCGGCGGGACTTGCCGCCGGCCATGTAGGTGCCTCCGCGCGATTCGACAGCGGCAACGATCCGGAGCACTTCAGCGCCGATGGTGGTCAACTTCCGCATGTCCTTCTCCTCTGCTAGGTGGGGGTTCGCGCCCCCTTGCAGACACGACTGTACAGGGTTGCGCAACGTTGCGCAACCCTGTACATCACTCGATGGTCCTGCCGGCCTTGTCCACCAGCCTCATGGCCTGGGCCGCCTGCTGGCCGGTGATGCCGTGCCTGATGCGGAGGTGGTGGAGCATGTCCCCCAGCGTGGCGTCCGGGTCCTCCGGGCTGACCTCCATGTCCATGGGGCACCGCCCGCACTTCAGCAGGTCCCCGTCCTGGGGTTCGCGGTAGCCCATCATCTCCCCCAGTACCTGATGGCGACGATCAGCAGCGTTCCAGCGCCCAGGATCAGGCACAACGCGCCGCTGGTGTTGCGGTCTCCGATGTAGTCCAGCGCCATGCGGATCATTACCTCACCACCATCTCACACGTCGGGTCGTGGCCGTGGCCGGCCCACGGGCCGCAGCACGGTCGCCGGGTCCAGTACCGGCCGTTGACACCGACCCGGGTCACGAAGTCCGGGCAGTCGCCACGGTGCGCGCCTTCGTCGTTGGTCAGGCAGCCGCACGACTCGTACGTGGTGCGGGTCCGCTGGAGCGGGATGGACCCCATCACGCGCCACATGCCGTCCCGGCGGACCCCGGTCACGCTGATGGAGTCCATCCCCTCCAGCCGTTCGGCGAGCACGGCCAGCGCGGACTGGAGGGTCTGTCCCTCCACGATCACCTCATCACCGCGCATCGTGCACCGCCGCGTGCCACTCGCTGATGGCGGACCGGACGTCCAGAAGATCGTTCTGGACCTTGGCGGCCAGGCCGGCCACCTCCGCCAGAAGGGACATCCGGGTGTCGTGGTCGCCGGCCTTGGCATCCTTGATCAGCTTCTTCTGGGTGTCCTGCCACTCCTCCATCCGGCGGGACTCGATGGCGTCCAGCACCTCCGGATCGAACGGCGCTTGCAGTGTCCGGTAGTGGCCGCCGCCCATAGGGGAGCCGTCCTCGCGGAACCGCTGCTCCATACCGTTGGACGTGTTGGTGCAGATGATCTGGGTCTTGGTCCGGCGGGACACCGTGAACAGGGTGGCGGAACTGCCGGCCCAGTACCCGCTCCGGCGGTGGACCCACGCCACCGTGTCCCCCGGCTCCAGAGCGGACGGGTCCAGTTCATGGGTCGCCCCATAGTGGTTGTGCCGGGACTTGATCAGCTTCACTGCCATTGCAGGTAGCTCCCTTCGGTGCGTGCGGCCCAGCGCTTCAGCGCCATGCCCCACTCGTAGTCGGATCGTGCTGACCGGTCCTGGTCCCAGGTCTTCGCCCGGCCCACCCGGCGGTGTGACCCCACGTGGACCTTGGCCACGGGCGTACGCTGATCCCTCCGGCGGGCCTCCATCTTGGAAGTGAAGTCCTCCCATCGGACCTCCAGGTCCAGGGCGGTCTCCGCCGCCCAGATGATCAGGGTCACGGCGGTTTCTCCGCCCAGCACGCGGTTCAGGGTGCTGATGAGGTACCCGTCCAGGCGGGCCAGGAATGCGGTCATGGGAAAGACGCTACATGGGGGGTCAAGGTTGCGCAACCCTAGACAGAGCCGTAGAGTCGGGGTCATGACCAAGACAACCGTTGCCACTGTGTGGCTCACCAGGGAGGAAGCGGCGGACCGGCTCCGCGTCTCCCCCCGCACCGTCGATCGATACGCCACCGAAGGGAAGCTGGCCAAGCACAAGCTGGCCGGCACCCAGTCCGTGCGATTCCGCGCGGCGGACGTGGACGCCCTGGTCCAGCCCAGCACGGAATGAACCATGTCCGGACAGACAGAAGGCCGGACCCCCGAAGGGACCCGGCCAACCGGCACTACCGACTACCTGGAGGGTAGCACGAATGACAACCTGGGCTGACCTCCCCCTCAGCGCCGAACACTCCGCCGTTCTGGAGCTGGCCGCCATCACTCCGGCCGTGGCGGCGGCCATCGGCGTGCGCACGGCCACGGCGGCCGCCGACCTGCCGGAGGACCTGGCCTACCTGGCGGAGAAGGAAGGCGTCTTCCCCGCTCTGCTGTTCCCCTGGCGGGAGCCGGACGGCACGCTCCGCACCCAGATCAAGCCCGCCGCCCCCGTGGTGAACGCGGCCGGCAAGCACGCGAAGTACCTGTTTGGCCAGGGCAACCACGCCCAGCTCACCGCCGTGCGGACCAGCACGGAGGCGACCCGCGTCCTGATCGTGGAGGGGAGCAAACAGTCCCTGGCGGCGGCCAGCTACGCCCCGGCGGACCTGGAGGTCTACGGAGTGCTGGGGTGCCGGGGATGGATGTCGGAGGGAGTCCCCACGCCGCACCTGGCCGTGGTGGAGGACAAAGACGTCATGATCTGCCTGGACGGGGACGTGGCCAGCAACCTGGACGTGTACACGGCGGCGGTGGCCCTGGCGGACGCGTGCAAGATGCAGGGCGCAAGTTCCGTCTCCTACATCCGCCTGGCCGCCGGGAAGAAGGCCGGCCTGGATGACGTCCTGGGTGCCCAGGTGCCTGACCGCCGAGCCGGGATGTTGCTGCGCATGATCGGCAACTCCACGAAGAAGCCCGCCGACACCAAGCCGAAGCCGAAGCGGGCCACGACGGCCGGCCGCCAGGAGGTGGAGACGGACCGCCAGGTCATCCCGGTCAACGGGGACCGGCACGCGGTGATCAACGACCTGACCCGGGCCCTGATGGTCCGGTGGGACGGGATCACCCTGTTCAACTTCGGCAACGCCCTGTCCCGGGTGGACGGGCACGTGGTCACCCCGCTGGAGCGGGGGGAGTTCCTGGACACCCTGGCGGCCACGGCGGTGATGGTGAACCGGGCGGAGACGGCGGACGGGGAGGTGAAGGAGACCCACGCCTGGCCGGACCCGAACGTGATCCAGTCGGTGGCCTCCCGGGGCCGCCGGTTCACGCCGCTGGAGCAGGTCCAGCGCGCACCCTTCGTCCGGGTGGACGGAACGGTGTGCTCCACCCCCGGGTACGACGCGGACTCCCGGACCCTGCTGGCGATGCCGGAGGGACTGGAGGTGGAGGTGTCGGCCGATCCCTCCGCCGAAGGCGTGGCGGCGGCGGTGAAGTTCCTCCAGGACGAATGGCTGGGGGACTTCCCCTTCCCCACGGAGTCCGACCGGGCCAACGCGCTGGCGCTGATCCTGACCCCGCTGACCCGGGGCCTGTACCCCCTCGCGCCGGTGGCCGTGGTCAACGGTCTCCAGATGGGCGTGGGCAAGAACAAGTTCGCCAACGCGGTCTCCATCGTCGCCACCGGGGAGATGGCCGCGCCGCTGGGGTACAACCGGGACGGGGAGGAACAGCGCAAGGTCATGACCAGCGTGTTCCGGACCGGCCGCACCCTGATGGTGTTCGATGAGTGCCACCACCTGGAGGGGGAGCACTTCGCCCGCGCGATCACCAGCCCGACGTACGCGGACCGCGTGCTGGGCGGGTCGGTCATGGTCGAATTCCCCAACCGGGCCACCTGGATGACGCTGGGCAACGGCGTACGGGTGGAGGGGGACATGATGCGCCGGGTCTACCAGATCGCGATGCGCACGGACCACCCGAACCCCCAGGACCGGCCCAGCTCCGCCTTCCGCCACCCGGACATCGAGGGGTGGACCCTGGAGAACAGGGCCACCATCCTGGGCGCGCTGCTGACCCTGGTGTCCGCGTGGTGTGCGGCCGGGCGGCCGGGGCCCGGGACGTCCTTCGGATCGTTCGAAGGCTGGGAGAGGGTGGTGGGAGGGATTCTGGCCCACGCAGGGGTGTCCGGGTTCCTGGGCAACATGAAGGCCTTCCGGTCGGACTCGGACTACTCCGTGGCCCTGTGGGACGCCCACCTGGCCGGCCTCCGCGAGCACTTCGGTAACCGGGACTTCGTCACCAAGGATGTGGTGACCTGGTTGTCCCGCCACCCGGACACGGCGGAGGCCCCGCCCGGCCTGGCGGACCTGTCGGCCCCCGGGTACGCCCGGAACCTGGGTCAGGCGTACCAGCGACACCGGGACCGGTGGTATGGAGGGTTCCGGTTGGTGCGGAGGGAGGGGACGGGTCACGGCAAGGTGGCGAAGTGGTCCGTGGACATCCACCCCGGTACGGGTACGGAGGGGGTCCCCCGCCAACGGGAGGGACAGGAGGCTACTCCCTCCGCTATCCCTCCGGACTCTAAAACTCCCTCACCAGGAGAAACGAAGATCATGGAGGGAGTGGAGGTAGTGGAGGTAGGGAAACCTCCTACGTATGGTGAAAACAGTGTTGTTAATGGGGATCAGTATACGGACAGTAGTGACACCGTTACTGGGGCACCCGACGCACATATGTTTTTTACGTATAGGGGGCCGGGGGATCTATCCCTCCACCTCCACTCCCTCCCAAGATCAGATGACCCCTGGTACGCCCCCGACCCGTTCGACCCAGAGACCCCCCGGCGGGCGGTGAACCCCTTTGTGGACTACCCGGACCCGCTGGAGGAGCTGTACGCGCTGGCGCGGCCGGAACTGGACCTCCGTTGCCCGGACTGTGACCGGGAGCGGGAGCCGGTTCCCCCGGCCGGCATCGGGTGGGCCTGCCCGGACTGTCAGGCCCCTATGTTCCGCTAGTGCCTCATGTGTACGATGGGCTCCATGTCGAATATGGAGCCCATCACACCCCACGGCGTGCTGATGGAAGAGGACGTGGACTACGTGGTCCGCAAAATTGTGAGTGGCACGTACGCCGCTGGTGATCTGTTTGATCGGTACGCCTCCGTGTGCCGGATGCGGAAGCACATTCCCGCCAGTCGCCAGGCTTTCGGGGCTGCTCTCCGCCGCCGGGGAGCGGTCCGCCGCCGAGTGCGCGGGAAGTCTGCCTGGTCCTTCTGATCTCTCGCTCTACCGACTAAGGAGCAACCTTGAACACCTACGCCCCCGAAGGCCTGGAGTGCGTGATCCACGCGCCCCGGGCCGGGACCTTCGATCCCGTGGCCTTCGCCGAGGACTTCCCTCCCGGGGACCTGTACGGGCTGGACACGGAGTCCACGATCCTGGACAAGCACCTCCGGCAGTTCCACCCGGACTTCCGGGCGCGGCTGATCCAGTTCGCCACGAAGGGGTACGCCTGGGTCCTGGACCTGACCGACCCGACCCAGTACGCGGCCGCCCACGCCCTGCTGGCTGACCCCACCGTCCGCTTCGCCTCCCACTCCGCCACCGACGTGGTGACCGTGTGGGCGGCCTTCGGCGTGGACATCGCGGACCGCAACGTGGACACCCTGGTCCTGGGCAAGATGGCGGCCCCCAACGTCAAGCTGGGCGGGGCCGACCTGAAGACCCTGGCCGGCCGGTACGGCATGGGCGCTCTCCAGGCGGCGGACAAGGCGCTGGAGGAGCACATGAAGGAGCTCTGGAAGGCCCACGCCACCCACAACCGACAGCAGGCGAAGGCCAACGGCCAGAAGACCACCGGGATGCCCACCGCCGCCTGGGGCCCGGCCGGGAAGGCGTGGGCGTGGGCTCACATCCCCGCCGATGACCCGCTGTACACCCAGTACGCGGGCCTGGACGCCATCGTGGCCCGCCGCCTGGTGGACATCCTGATCCCGGCCACCGGGGCCCCGGAGGGACTGGTTCGGATGGAGACCTGGCTGGCCGGGCAGGCGGCCAAGCTCCAGATCAGGGGAATGGCCGTGGACCGGGACCTGGCCGCCACCTGGCGGGCCAGCGCGGTGGCGGCCACCGAGGACGCGGATGCCCGGGTCCGGGAGGTCACCGGAGGTCTGGGCGCGTCCCAGAATGTGGCGTTGACCAAATGGATCACGGAACGGATGCCGTGGGGGGACCTGCCCATCACCGACAAGGGAGCGCCCAGCCTGGCCGGCAACGCGCTGGACCAGATCCTGGCCCGGCCGGACTGCCCGGCCGACGTCGCTTCCGCCGTGTCCTCGATGAAGGTGGTCCAGGACCACTCCAACATGGCCACCAAGATGGAGGGAGTCCTGAACGGGCTGGACCCGCACGGCATCATTCACACCAGCCTGAACACGCTGGAGGCGGTCACCGCCCGGATGAGCTCCAGCGGACCCAATATGCAGAACTTCGCAGCGGACACCCGGGGGGTGTTCGTGGCCCGCCCCCGGCACGTGCTGATGACCTGTGACTTCGATCAGGTGGAGCTCCGGGTGGCCGCCGGCCTGGCCGGTGAGGACGTCATGATCCAGGCCATCCTGGAGGGGAAGGACCTCCACTCCACCACGGCGGAGCTGATCGGGGTGGACCGCAAGATCGGCAAAATGACCAACTTCCTGATCGTTTTCGGGGGTGGGGCCAACGCCCTGTCCGCCCAGGCCGGCATCCCGCTGGACCTGGCCCAGACCACCGTGCGGGGGTTCTGGGAGGCGTATCCCCGGATTCGGGCGTACAACGCGTCCCTGAAGGAGGTCAGGACGGAGATTCGGACCTACACCCAGCGCCGCATCCCGGTGGCCATCGATGACCGGACCGGCGAGCCCAAGACGTACGCCAACCTGAACTACATGATCCAGTCGTCGGCCCGGGACCTGATCGTGTCCGCCTGGTGGAAGTTCGCCCAGGTCCACGGCATGGGTGACTGGGTGTGGATGCCGATCCACGATGAGCTGGTCCTGGAGGTCCCGGAGGACCGGGTGGCCGAAGCGATGGAGGCGGTCCAGGACTCGATGCGGATGGAGTTCTTCGGGGTGCCGATCACCGCCACGGCGGAGGTGCTCCGCGACGCGGAGGGAGTGTCCCGGTGGGCAAAAGGCTGATCATGGTCCCGGCCAACGGGTTCCGGGTCCGACCGGCGGTGCTTCGGGTCTGGCTGTCGGTCTGGTTCGATGCGCACTGGTTCCGCACGGCCGGACAGGAGGGAGACCCCGACTACCTGCCGTGTGCCTACCGGGAGTGTGGGCGGCCCGGGTACGAGCACTGGACCTGGTCCGGGGAGTGGATGATGACCCGCCGGGAGCGCTGGGCGGCCAGCCTGAACCGGGCGGTGATGGTGTGGAAGGCACGGTGACCGCGTACCACGGCGGCCTTCTGCCGTTAGGCCTGTGCGCGGACAAGGCACCGCACGGCCAGCACAAGCACGACTCCCGGACCCTGGGCACCTTCTGGTGTACCGGGGACCAGACCCGGCGGGAGCCGTACCGGTCGGAGGCCCGCCGTGGCCGATAAGGCGTGCGCCGGATGCGCGAGCACCACCCGGGCGCTGTACTGCTCCACCGGGTGGGCGGACTGGCGCAAGGGCCGCAATGATCCGCACTTCGGCGGATGCAAGTGCCGGACCTTCAGGTGCGTCACGTGCTGGCGGGGCCAGCGGAAGGCCCAGAAGGCCGCCAGCGCGGAGAAACGGGTCCAGCGCGTGTATGGACTAGGGCCGGGGGAGTACGAGCGCCTCTACCGCATCCAGGGCGGCAAGTGCGCCATCCTGAACTGCCGGGCCACCGGGACCGGCCGGCGCAAGCTGGCGGTGGACCACTGTCACGCCACCGGGAAGGTGCGGGGCCTGCTCTGCTCCACCCATAATCAACTGCTGGGCGCGGCCGGGGATGATCCGACCGTGTTCCGGTCCATTGCGGAGTACCTGGACCTACCTCCCGCGTACTCCGTCTGATCCTGTACGGTGTACACGACAACGGGGGAGGAGGAGGTCCAAGGTGGATGACGCAAGACGACGCCTGGACCTCCTCCATGTTCTGGGTGACGGTGCGGACTTCGCCATGGTGGACCGCCTGTTGGTGTGGCTGGACACCCATCCTGGGGCGGTCTACCCGGAGGACCTGGTGGGACTGTCGGAGGCGGCCGCCATCCTGGGCGTGTCCCGCCAGCGACTGTGGAACTGGACCGCCGACCCGAAGAAGCACTTCCCCCGACCCATCGTCACCCTGAAGTCCGGACCGATCTTCGTCCGGGAACAGGTGGAGCAATGGAAGACCGGCAACACCGACTTGATCTAGGAGCACCGATGGATGACAAGACGCGGCAGGAGTTGAACGCCGCACTGGACGTGTTCACCCGGGGCATGGAGCGCGTGGCGGAGGCCTACCTGAACGAGGTGGCCCGGGTTTTCGCGGCCACCCAGAAGTCGGCCCTGGGCCAGAAGCTGGAGCTGGCCTGCCCGGACACCAACCCCCATGACCGGCACACCTGGCGCTTCGCGGACGGTGTGGTGGCCCGGCAGTGTCCCGGGGTGACCCGGCCGCTCCCCGTGGAGCCGTGCCTGAAGACCACCCCGCACGATGAGCACCGCTGGGAGTACGAGCCAGGCTACCAGTCCAACGGAGGTCCCGGCCTGGGCCGAACCTGCCTGGGCGTCCAGGAACAGGGGTGCTCCCGAATGGAGGCGACGCACGAAGCGCACGGCTGGCTTCACCCGTTGCCTGGCCTCCCGGCGGCGGAGGCGTCCCGGTGGTGCACAGGGTCGCGGGGGCCACGGCCGTGCCCGAAGCTGTCACGACACAACCCGCACTCCCACCGGACCGACCTGGACCGGCCGTGGTGGTGCGACGGACGCGGGGGGCTCAAATGGGAAGACCCGGTCATGGTGCCCGTGAAGCGTTGCCTGAAGGGTGGCCCGCACGGTCCGCACAACTGGGAGGACCCGATCACCGGGCCCCAGGCGTGCCCAGGGCGCATGAACACCCGCCTAGCATCCTAGGCTAATTCGGACATTCGTCTCTTATAACCTCTTGAAAGGAGGCCCCGGTGGGACGGACCCCCAATCCTCAACTGGAAGGCCGAACCGGGGAGATCTGGCGCATGTACGTGGCCGGGATGACCCAAGAGGCCATCGCCGAGAAGTACGGCATTCACCAGACCCGCGTTTCCCAGATCATCGGCGCGGTGCGCGCGACCATCCCGGAGGTGGACCGTACGCACCTGATCCAGCGTGAACTGGAAATGCTGGACGCCAACCGGCTGATGGCGCTGGAGCTGGCCGTGGCACCGTTGCCGCCGGCCTTTGATCAGAAGGGCAACCCGCTGATCGATCCGGAGACCAGGACCGTGGTGCGCGACGCCACCGGCCGGGTGACGGCGGTGAAGCTGGCCCTGGACGTCCAGCAACAGATGCGCAAGCTCCTGGGCCTGGACCAGCCGCTGAAGGTGGACGCCACCGTGACCGACGCGGCCGCTGTCAAGGCCGCCGAGCTGGCCGCTGAGGCCGCCGCCAGGATGGTGGAGGAGTCGTGAAGGAGCTGAAGCGCCTACGGCTGGAGCTGGTCCGTCATGACTCCGACCTGGTCTTGGTCGGAGAAATCGAGGAAGGCGGCCGGTACCTCCAGGCGGAGATCCACCGGTCGGAGTCGGAACGCTGGACGGCGGAGCAGTGGATAGACCTGTATGACCGCCTGGAGCGTCAGTGGAGAAGGAGGTGGGAGTCATGACGGGTGAACTGATCATGATCGGTGTGTCGGTGGCCGCGTCCGTGGCCGCCGTTCTTCTGGCCCTTCTCGCGCCCGTGGTGCGTAGGTGGTGGCCGTGAGCGCGCACCACATCAGGGTGTGGCGGTGGTGCCTGACCTTCCATCGCGGAGGCCAGGCCACCGACTGGCCGTGGTGGGAGATTCGGCTGTCCCGACGTGTGCCCAGGAGGAGAAAGTGATCATGTGGCTCCTCTGGGTGCTGCTGATGGTGCTGGACCCATGCGTGGCGGAGGGACCGGGAGGTGTCTGCGTACCCGCCGGCCAGGCCGGATGATCCCCCGGCAGAGGTCCTGGCACGGTCAGCTCCTGACCATCCGGTGGTGCGTGTCCTCCGGGCACTGGGTCCTCCGCCGGGGCCAGTACCGGGTGGCCTCCAGCCGCGATTGGTGGGAGATGTGGGAGTTGGCCTGGCGCATCGCCGACAGGGAGCGCCGGGCGGCCGCCCGGGACCGTTACCTCCACGAAAGGACCAGCTCCGATGTGTGAGGTGACCGTGACCAAGCCCCTGCCCGACCCGCCGGCCGACCCGGGCAAGGCGGTGTGTGCGTGTGGTGCCACCAAGACCAGCGTGTACACCTCCCGTGGCTTCATCCGGGTCTGCTACCCGTGCGACGGGGTCATGAGGTGGCCCCAGCGATGAGGTGGACCCCGGCCTGGCACCGCCGCCTGGACCGCGAGCTCGTGAACCTGCCCTTCCACGAGCCGCATGTCCAGGGGGCGATTCGCCGTGCCATCTGCGAGGACGATCCGGTGGCCTTCGCCCGCATCTACCTCCACGATCACCTGGTGACGGAGGAGACCGGGAACCAGATGACCTTCTCCGAGGTCCACTACGAATGGGCGGAGCTGGCCCGGGGATGGCGCGATGGCCTGAAGGCGGAACCGGAGCAGGACCGCGAGGCGTTCATCGCGCCACGCGGTATGGGCAAGTCCACGTGGTGGTTCCTGATCTTGCCATTATGGGGTGCCGCGTTCGGACATGTTCAGTTCGCCGCAGCCTTCGCCCACGCCGCGTCCCAGGCGGAGAACCACCTGAAGACCCTGAAGCACGAGCTGGACACCAACCCCCTGCTCCAGCATGACTTCCCGGACCTGTGCACCCCGCTGCGCAAGCCGAGCGGGTCCACGGTGTCTGACAACATGGGCATGCTGCGGATGCGCAACGGGTTCACGTTCGCCGCACGTGGCATCGACGCGGCCAGCCTGGGCATGAAGGTCGGCAAGCGCCGGCCGGACCTGCTCATCCTGGATGACGTGGAACCGGATGAGGCGTCGTACTCCCCGGACCAGATGCGCAAGCGCCTGGGCACCATCCTGGACGCGGTCTTCCCGCTCAACATCTACGCCCGGGTGGTCATGGTCGGCACCGTGACGATGCCGGGAAGCATCATGCACCAACTGGTGAAGTCCGCCGCCGGCAAGCTGGAGGAGGACGGGGCCTGGGTCACCGAAGCGAAGATCAAGGCGCACCACCACCACCCGATCACCTGGACCGACGAAGGCGAGGAAGCCAGTTGCTGGCCCGCGAAGTGGCCACTGGACTGGCTCCAGTCCATCCGGCACACCCGGCAGTACGCGAAGAACTATGCCAACGATCCGATGGCGCGCGAAGGCCTGTACTGGCTGAAGGAGGACTTCCGGGTGGTGGACCCGTCCACCCTGAACGTGACCCGCACCCTGCTGGCCGTGGACCCGGCAGTCACAAGATCAAAGACTTCGGATTTCACTGGCCTGGCCGTTGTCGGGTATGACCCGGTCAAGCGGAAGGCCATCGTGCTGGACGCCTGGGGCGTGAAGCTGACCGGCACGCCGCTGCGCAACTTCGTGGTGGACCGCGTGCTCCCGGCGCACCCCACCGTCACCCTGATCCACGTGGAGACGAACCAGGGCGGGGACCTCTGGGCGGAGGTCTTCGGCTGCATCCCCGGGGTGCGCTACCGGCACCACACGGCCACGGTGTCCAAAGAGATCAGGTTTGCCGCTAACCTGGTCTTCTGGCAACGCGGCCGTGTGGTGGTGGCCCGCGAGATCCCGCGCATGATGGAGGAGGCCATAGCCTTCCCCAACGGCGCGTACGACGATGTGATAGACGCGGCGGTGGCAGGTGTGGACCGGTTCCTTCGGGGCGGACCGCGTGTGAAGGAATCGGAGCACAGCTATGTATAGGAGGACGCCGTGAGCGCCACCGACCTGATCACCGGCTGGAAGGCCATGGAGGCCGCCCTGCCGGGCTACCTGGCCGCCGAGGCGTATTACGAAGGCACCGCGAAGGAGGTCTTCGCCAGCGAGCGCATCGCGGACAAGCTCCGCCAGACCGCCGGCCGGTACCGGTTCAACCTGGCCAAGACCCCGGTGAAGGTGCTGGCGAACAAGATCAAGCTGGCCGCCGTGACCGGCACCACCGATGAGATCACGGACCGTATCCGCGAGATCAGTGAGGCCAACAACCTGGAGGTGGAGTTTCCGGACCTCATCCGGATGGCGCTGGAGTACGGCGACTCCTACCTCATGTCGTGGCCCCTGGACCCCGACGACGTCCCCGATGACGTCCAGCCTGACCCGGAGCTGGAGGCCGCCCAGGTGGAGCTGGTGGTCCACAACCCGAAGCACAACCGGATGATGTACGACCCGGCCAACCGGCGGCGGAAATGGTTCTACATCCGCCGGTGGTGCGTGGACCGCCCCGGTGACATCTACGTGTGGCGAGTGGACCTCTGGTACGCCGATCGGGTGGAGCACTGGGTCTCCCTCACCTCCGACAACCTCACCCAGGAGTCCGGGTGGGCCACGTTCACCGGGTTCCCCGGGGAGCCGGACACCGCCGTGGAGGCGGTGGAGGACAACCCGCTGGGGGAGATTCCCGCCTTCCACTACCGGACCGCCCTGCCCTACGGCGTGCCGGTCCACCGTGACGCCTACGGCTCCCAGGACGCGGTCACCAAGCTCCTCTGCACCCAACTGGACACCGTGGACACCGTGGGCTACCCGGCCCGCTTCGCGCTCACCGATGCCGGGGCGGAGCTGGACCAGGCCAGTGATGACCCGGACTTTCCGGACGGGGACGACGCCAACGCCCCGGCCGCCGGTGACCGCCTGGCGTCCAGCTCCAACATCCGGTCCGGCCCCGGCACCCTGTCCTACCTCCACGGCGTGAAGAACCTGGTCCAGTTCGACCCGGCCGACCCGGGCACCCTGCTGGACCCCACGGAGTTCTTCATCCGGCTGATGGCCCAGCAGACCCAGATCCCGATGGACTCATTCGACCCCAACGGGGAGGTGCCTTCGGGTGAGTCCCTGAAGGTCAAGCACGGTCCGTTGAACGCCAACGCCAAGGATCTCCAGACCGCCTTCACCGCCCCGACCCTGGAGGCGTGGAAGTTCACGCTGAAGGTGGTGTCGGTGAAGGCGGGCACGCTGGAGGTGCGCTGGGTGCCGGTGGAGCAGGCCACCGGTAAGGAGGACTGGGAGGTGGTGGCCCTGAAGCAAGGGGCCGGTGTCCCCCAGGGCCAGACCCTGGTGGAGGCCGGGTACGAACAGGAGACCGTGGACGGCTGGCTGGACGATGAGGCAGAGGACATGGACCTCATGCGCCGCGCTGACCTCATGGTCAAGGTGGCGGACGCGGCCCAGAAGCTGGGCGCGGCGGTCGGCTCCGGTGTCATGACCGCTGAGCAGGCCCAGGAGGTCATCTCCCTGCTGGCCGGAGTGCAGAAGGAGAAGGTGGAGGGGCCGCCGGACCCGGTGGCGCTGGCGGAGGCCACCGCGAAGGCGAAGGCGGCCGCCGGAGGCAAGCCCAGCGGCACGAACCAGGGCCGCGCCGAAGGTGACCAGGCATGACCCGAAGGTGTGAGGTCATCTTGGATGAGGACGGCACGGTGTTGGCCCGGGTACAGGTGAGGGGCGACTTGTCCCCGGAGGCCCGGGTGGCGTTGGCTGCCCTGATCAAGGCGGTATCGGAGCACCACCTGAAGGCTGACCAGGAGGATCAGGCATGACCACCCTGGCCGATGAGCAGGACGCGGCGGCGCTGGCGTATGAGCACGCGGCCACGGAGGAGGTGACCGGTGGCTACGTCGCGGAGCTGGCCGCCGTGGTCGCCTCCATCCTGGCCGCCTCCGCGTTGGTGTCCGCCGGCCTGACCACCGGCCAGGCGGTCACCGCTTTGGTGCACCGTCTCCTGAAGCCCATCCGGCCGGCCATGCGCCTTCCGCTGGAGCGGGAGGTGGAGCGGGGCCTCCGTCTGGGCCGGGCCCAGGGCAACGCGCTGATCAGTCGGCGGCCGCCGCCGAAGTCCACTCGCACCATGCCCGTGGATGAGGAGCTGGTCCGGTCCGTGGCGGAGGTGGACCGCAACGCGCGGGCGGTCCTCGATGAGGCAGACCGCCTGGCGGACCTGCTGGACCTGGCGGAGGAGGACAACGTCCTCACGGTCACGGGCAAGGTGACCAGCTCCGGAAAGGGGGCGGAGGGGGCCACCCGGTGGGCCACCAACCGGGCGGTCAACGCCGGGGTGGCGGAGTCCGCTCTCCGGGCCGGTATGCGCGTGCTCTGGGCCGCCGAGCGCAACGGCTGCCTGAAGTGCCAGGCCTACTCCGGCCTGGCCATCGGGGAGGACCAGGTCTTCCCGGTGGGCCTGACCCTGGGGACCGGCAAGTCCACCCTGGGCGGGGTGCCGTACCCGCCGCTGCACCGCTACTGCCGTTGCCGCATCCGGCCGTATGCGGGGCCCGATGCCACGGAGCTGGGGGAGGACGAAGCGTCCGGCCTCCAGCGTGAGGCCAACCGGACCGTGGCCCGGGGGTGGTCCGACTACGCGTCACAGCCTGAACGTCTCCGCGCGGTGGACCTCCTCCTGAAGCGGGGGTTCAAGCTCCCGAAGACCGTGCTGGCACGGGCCGCGCGCGACCGTAAGCGGGGATCGTTCAGTCAGCGGCATCGACCCTTGACCAACCTGAACGCCTGATGGCATACCCTGTACACACCCGAACAGAAGGAGGCACCGATGTCCGGTGACGACATTGACCCGAACGTGGACCCCGACCTGGACCCGGACGACTCCGGGGAGCCGGACGACGGTGGCGAGTACACCCCTCCGTCGAAAGAGGAGTGGGAGAAGGTCCAGCGCACCCTCCGCAAGCGCAAGGAGGAGGCGGCCCAGGCCCGACGTGAGGCCGCCCAGGCCCGGGATGCGGCCGCAGGCAAGGGCAAGGCGGACGACGATGACGCGGTGGCCAAGGCCCAGGAGGCCAGTGACAACCGCGCCCGCCGGTCCGCCGGCATCACCGCGCTGGTGGAGGCCGGCCTGACCAAGGCGGCCGCGAAGGACGCCCTGCCGCTGCTGAAGCTGGACAAGCTGGCGGTGGATGCGGACGGGGACGTGGATGACGATGACCTGGAGGACGCGGTCAGTGCGCTGAAGGCGAAGTTCCCGGGCATGTTCTCCAAGGATGGCCGGGTCAAGGCCCCGAAGGCGCGCACGGCGGACGGCGGCGGCCGCGACGGTGGCACCAAGACCGCCACCGACCGGACCACCGAGCGCATCATGAAGGCCGCCGGCCTGGCTTGATCGATGTACAGGGTTGTGCATCCTTGTACAACCCTGTACAGTGGTTCCCATGACGAAGCTTGCCGACTGCCGGACCTGTGGATCTACTGCCACCACCGATGAGCACCGCCGAATCTGCTCGTATGAGGCTCAGTGCCCGGTCCGCAGAGGGGATCGTGTGCGAATCACCGGGGGTAGGTACCGGGGCCTGGAGGTCTCTGTCCGGGAGCCGAAGAAGACTGGGTGGATCAAGGTGCAATTCGGCGTTACGGCAAACGTCAAGGAGGTCTGGGTACACCCGGACAACTGGGTCAAGGTCTGAAAGGACCCTTGTAGCGGGGCCAGGCGCGGACGCCGTACACTGGCCCCGTTGCTATACCCGGAGGTGTGACACCTCCACCCCAGCAAGACCTTAGGGCGCTCCGTGATGGACCCCAGGTGTGAAGACCCCACCCAACGCCATCACCCATGAGGAGTGACCCAGATGGCACGCGAAACGTTCGAGGACTGGATTCCCGTTGAGACCGGGGATGTCGCGATCCAGGCCCTGATGCAGACCTCCGCCGTGGCCTCCCTGGCCACCCCGGAGCGCATGGCCAGCGACACGAAGCAAATCCCCCGCTCCGGTGACTTCGCCATCGGCGCGGTCGCCAAGGGCGCGGCGTACGGCGAGACCTCCGGCACCAACGACTACGTAGAGCTCATTGCCCGCAAGGTCGGTGGCGTGCTCCGGGTCGCCGAAGAGGACCTGATGGACTCCCCGGTGGAGATTCTGGCCACCAAGCGCGAGGGTGCCGCGCGCAACATGGCGAAGTTCTTCGACAACGCCACCCTGGCCACCTCCGGCGCGGCCAACGGCACCACCATCCTGTACACGTCGGTGTACAAGGCGGTCCGGACCACCGACGCGGCCACGTCGTACACCGCCGACACGAACTACGTCAGCGGCTCCGCGACGTACGCCAACCTGTCCGCCACCCTGGGCAAGGTGGAGACCGGTGACTTCTGGGCGGAGGGGGACGTCTCCATCGTCGCCCACCCCGCGTTCCGGCAGTCGCTGCGCGGTGTCCTGGACTCCCAGGGCCGGCCGATCTTCTTCGATGGCCAGGGGACCACCCCGGACACCCTGTTCGGCCACCGGATCAAGTGGAGCCTGGGCGCGCGGGTCTCCGGCACCAACACGAACAACCCGACCGGCAACCCGATCATGGTCATCGGCAACTGGAAGTTCGCCTTCCAGGGCCTGGCGAAGCTGGCCCCGCACATCGCGAACAGCAACCCGGGCTTCATGGTCCAGCGGGCCTCCACCGGCGTGGGCTTCCTCACCGATGAGGCCCTGATGAAGGCGGCCATGCGCCGGGCCTTCGTCCTGGGCTACCCGGCGGCCTTCGCGGTCTTCGAGAAGACCTCCTGATCCTGGGTATGACTCCGGCGGGGGTGCCGGGAGTTAGCCCGCTCCGCCCCCGCCGGTCACCCGGCACGAGAGAAGGAGAAGATCATGGCGAAGACCAAACAGGAGAAGGCCCCGCGCACGCCGCGTGTGACGGAGCTCCCGACCGCCCAGGAAGTCCAGGAGCGCCAGCCGGAGAACGTGCCGGCGGACAACCGCTACCACAAGCACTTCGTGGTCAGCGCGTCCAGCTCCGACTGGGAGGCCCCGGAGCACGACTCCATGCACAACGCCAACCGGCTGGCCATCCTGGAGGAGGCCATGCACCACGGTCTCCACCCCCAGGGTGAGGCCCGGTACGACGGTGCGGAGGAGATCCCGGGCAACCGGGGCCGGGACACCGCCAAGCTGTTCTACAGCGTGGAGGTGGTCCCCGCCGATCAGGCATCGGCCCCGCACACCGTCACCGTGTCCAAGGTCCTGAAGGAGCACGGCGGGAAGTCCCAGGCGGAGTGACCACGGACCGCCGGCCGGGGGGTTGTGCCTCCTTCACCCCGGCCGGCACCGAAGGAGGAGATCATGAGCTGGGCCACCGCCGCCAACGTGCTGGCGCTCACCGGTAAGACCGTCACGGACCAGACCGTGGCGGAGGCCAGCGTGGTCATCGACATCTACGCCAACCGCACGGAGGAGGCCTCCGGCGGGATGAGCAACCGGGACCTGGGCTGGCTCCAGCGGGCCACCGCGTTCCAGGCCGCGTGGATGCCGTCTCAGCCCGGGTTCCACCAGCGCAACCAGTACACGGAGATCACCCAGGACGGGATGCAGATCGTTCACGGGGCGGAGTGGGAGATCAACCTGGCCCCGATGGCCGCCCGCGCGCTGAAGAATCTGTCCTGGAAGACCTCCCGAACCGTCCGCATGGTCAGTGTCCGCACCCCGATGGGGTGGACCGGTGACCCGCTGCTGGAGGAGTACGACCACCTCCAGACCTGGGTGCCGTTCTCCATCGGCGACCCCGGCGGCGTTCCGTGCGCCCGGGAGGCCTGACGTGCACGCCGTTCCCACCACCACCGTGACGGTGCTCCGGGGGTCCACCACCGATGACCTGGGCGACACCGTGGCCGCTGACACCGTGGCCGCGTCCGGCATCCCCTTCAGCCTGTTGGAGCAGCGCCGCAGCGTGTACGTGGCGGTGGACAACCGGGTCCAGCAGGTCCGCTACTTCACCGGCCGGGCCCCGGGGGACTCCGACATCCTGATCTCCGACCGGATCAGGGATGAGACCACGGGCACGGTGTACCAGGTGGACAGTGTCACCCAGGTCGGTAGCCCGGTCCAGATGAATGACCTACGATTGGACCTCAGGAAAGCCTGACCACCCCCGGCCCCGAAAAGGACGCCGCCGGTCAGTACCCCACCAGGCCGAAAAGGCGGTGATCAGGATGGCGCGCACCCGTACCCGCGTGAGGCAGGACGAATCGGGATGGACCAAGCTCCAGACCCGCGTCCACCAGGTGACCGCCCAAATCACCGATGAGGTCTACTTCACCGCCCGGTCCCTGGTTGCCGTGGACACGGGCGAGTTGATGGGGTCTCTCCGGGTCACCTACCACTCCTGGAACGTCGGCCGGGTCTGGGTGGGGACGGACCACTGGTCATTCAATGAGTACGGGACCTCCAAGATGGACGCCCAGCCGTTCATGCGCCCTGCCATCTATCGCCTGTACGGCACTCGCGTGGAGGTGTGACGTGGCCTACCGACCTACCAATGAGCTGGTGACCGTGGCCTGGCTGAAGGGCCTGTCCGGCCTGAACAACCTGGTGGCCACCGACCTGCCCACCGATGCGTCCACCTGGGTGGCCTCCGGGTTCACCCAGGTCACCGCCGTGGGCGGGATTCCGGCCGCGTACTTTGCGCTGGCCAACCCGGTGGTGACCCTGGACTTCTGGGCGGTGGCCCCGGACTCCGGCAAGCCCCCGTGGAACAAGGCCAACCAGTTGGCGGAGACCGCCCGGATGGGCCTGCTGGACCACGCCTCCGTGGGCCGCCTGCTGGTCCTGCCGGCCGCGTACGACAACGCCCGGGTGCTGACCTGCCGGCCGCTGATCGAACCGCGCAAGGTCCGCAACGATGAGGCCGGTTACGCCCGGTACTCCATGGACGTGGAGTTCTCCTGGGTGGCGGTGCCGAAGTGAGGTACGCGCTCTGGGGCCACGTCACCCGGGACATCCTGACCCACCAGGGCCGGCCGATCGTGCACGACAACCGGGCGGAGCTGGAGTTCCTGTTCCCCCACTCCCGGGTGGTGCCGGTGACGGACGCGGACCTGGCGGCCCGGTCCCCGCTGGCCCCGCTCCCTCTGCCGGAGCACCCCGACATGGCCCCGGTTCGGTTCCCGCTCCGGAAGGAGGACTTCAGGTGATCACGTTCGAGAACGGCACGGCCACGGTGGCGTTCAACTGGCCCACCAACGACACGGCCGGCAAGGTCCTTCGGGTCATGGGTGACGCGGCCCTGTCGTCCCTCCAGGCGGCCGGGTACACCGTGACCACCCGTCCCTCTTTCCATGCCCTGGCTCCCGCTGAGGGGTCCGGGTTCGTGTTCCTGTTCACCGCTCCGGCGATTCCGCCGGCCGATCCGGAGGAGGCACCGTGAGGGTGCGCACCACCATCCAGCCCGATGTCACCTTGGAGGTGTCGGAGGAGGAGGCGGACCAGCTCCGCTTCCAGGGCCTGCTCATCGAGGACCCGTATACCGGAGAGATCCCGGCCGCCAAGGTGGCCGCTGACCAGAAGAAGGGTGGCCAGGACTGATGGCCGTTGACACCACCAACCTGATCGCCGGTCCCGGCACCCTGTGGACCGCTCTGTTCGGGGCTTCGGAGCCCACGGACGCCTCCATCAACGCGGCGTACTCCGGCTCCGCCTTCACCGACGTGGGCGCGACCCAGGACGGCGTGGAGCTGGACATCCAGCGCGAATTCTTCGAACTGGAGGTGGACCAGGTGGTGGACGTACCCGGCCGCCGCCTGACCAAGCGTGACCTCCAGATCAAGACCAACCTGGCGGAGCCCACGCTGACCAACCTGTCCGTGTCGCTCAACGGTGGCACCGTCACCGCGTCCGGTTCGTACTCCACGTACGATCCCGCCGACGACAACGCGGCCACCCAGCCGACGTACCGCGCGGTCATGTTCGAGGGGTGGGCCCCGCGCGGGTTCCGCCGCCGGGTCATCGCCCGCAAGTGCCTGTCCATCGAAGCGGTGGGCGTGCCGTACAAGAAGGACGGGCAGACCCTCTTCCCCACCACGTTCGGGTGCCACTACGTGTCCCCGTCCATCAAGCCCTTCCGGCTGATCGATCAGACCGCCTGACCGGGCGGGGCCGACCGGCCCCGCTCACCGACCATGAAGGAGGCACCTTATGGCCAACACGAAGAAGGCGTCCGGCCCGCCGAAGCTGGCGGAGCCGGACTTCGTCCCGGTCGTCATCGACACCTCCACCCCGGCGGTGGACTCCGAGCGCATCACCGTGTTCACCATCGACGGGGTGGACCACACCATCCCGAAGCGTCTGCCGGCCGGTGACACCATCCGAATGCTGGAGATCATCGCCGAGCGGGGAGCGGTGGCCGGGGCCTGGGAGATGGTCAAGGTGGCACTGGGTGAGGAGTCCATCAACGCCCTGGTGGCGTGCCGGCACGTGACCCACGAGCAGGTCCGTTCGATCTTCGATCGGATCGGCAAGCTGTACATGGGTCAGGTGGAGGACCTGACGGGAAAATAACGGAGCGGGCCGCCGATGTGGTCTGGCTATTGGCGTTCTGGGATGACCTGGACGCGGACTTCCGGAGGTTCTACCGCATCGACGGAATCGGGGACGGGGACTACGGGGACCTGTCCGGCCCCCGCTTCATAGCACTGGCGGACAGGTGTGTGGCGTACGGAGGGGCCCTGTTGAGGTCCCTCCAGCGGGTTCACGCGGCCGCGATGGAAGAGGAGAAGGTTGATCAGGAACTGGCGGAGAACGATGCCAGGCTGGCCAACCTGTCCGACCTGATAGAACGCTGAGGGAGGTGCCCGGGATGGCAGACGGATTCAAGATCGCTGATGCCTTCGTTGAGGTGGAGGTGGATCTGGACCGTCGCCAGATCACCGGGGCCTCCGTCGCGGCCGGCCGGGAGTCGGGTAAGGCCTTCGGGGCCGGGTTCGGCCGGGAGCAGAAGAAGAAGGGCCGCAACGGGCTGGTGGGGTCCGTCACCTCCGGCCTGGGCAGTCTGGTGGGCGTGGCCGGGCGGATCGGCACCAAGGTGGGGTCCAGCCTGGCCTCCGCCGCCCAGTCCGGGGCCACCAAGCTGGTGTCCGGCCTGCCGTCCGCCCTGTCCAACCCGTACGTGCTGGCGGCGGCGGTGGCGGCGGCCCAGACGGTGGGCACCGTCGCCGGGGCCGCGTTGAGCGGGGCCATCCTGGCGGGAGTCGGCACGGGGGTGGTGGCCGCCGGCATCGCGCTGGCGGTGAAGGACCCCCGGGTGGAGAAGGAACTGTCCGGCCTGGGGGAGTTCCTGATCTCTGGCCTGACGTCGTCCGCCACCAGCTTCCTGGAGCCCGTGCGGGCCGCCATCAGGGAGATCAAATCGGACTTCAGGGGGATGCTTCCGGACATTTCGGGGATCTTCCGGGAGGCGTCCCAGTATGTCCTCCCGCTCACCCGGGCGGTGTCCGGGTTCGTGAGCTCCCTCCTGCCCGGCATCCGGGCCGCGCTGGCCAACCTGGGCCCGATCTTCGACGTCCTACAGACCGCCCTGCCGAAGCTGGGTGACACCATCGGGGACTCCCTGGACTACCTGGCCCAGAACGCGGAGGGCGCGGCCGCCGGACTGGAGATCATGTTCAACGTCCTGGACACGGGAATCCTGGTCATCACGGCCACCCTGGCCACCCTGTCCCAGATCACCTACGGGGTGAAGGTGGCGGCGGAGTGGGTGGACAACCTCCTGTCCAAAGACGATGAGAAGACCGTGATGGTCTTCGGCAAGCTGAACAACACCACCCAGGACCTGGCCAAGTCCACGGAGGAGGTGGTGGATGAGACCAAGACCTTCATTGCGGTCCTGGACCGGCTCAACGCCACCGCCATCAACGCCATCGACACCGAAGGCGCGTACCAGCAGGCCATTGACAACGTGGCGCGTGCGAAGAAGGAGGAGCACGCGGTCCTGGTCATGAGCAACGGCGTGCTGGTCCAGAACACGGAGCGCCAGCGGGCCGGCGCGGCCGCCATCAATGAGGTGGCGAAGGCGGCCCTGGACAAGGCCAAGGCGGTCCATGAGGCGACCCTGAAGACAGGCACCATGGCCCAGGCGGACGCGGCCGCCCGGGAGTCCATCATCAAGAGCCGCGCCGAGTTCATCAAGCTGGCGGAGAAGCTTGGCCTGACCGCCGCCCAGGCAAAGAAGCTGGCGGATGAACTGCTGGGCATCCCGAAGACCGTCACCACCACCGTGACCACCAAGTACATCAAGGTGGACGGCGGATACATCCTGGCCGGCGACGAAGGCCCGCGCGGACACGCGGAAGGCGGCCTCATCCGGGGGGCGGGAACGGGCACCTCCGACTCCATCGTCCGCCGCCTGTCCGATGGTGAGTACGTCATCAAGGCGGCGGCGGTGAAGCGCCTGGGCACCAAGACCCTGGACGCCATCAACGGCACGGGCCAGGTTCCCTCCAGCGGTGGCGGCGGCTCCACCGCCGTGATGGAGCGCCCGGGGGCCGCGAGCGGAGGCACCTCCCGCCCGATCATGGTCAACATGGCCGGGGCCGCCTTCTACGGGGTCGGGTCGGCGGACAAGTTCGTGGCGGACCTGTATGACGCGCTGGACCGATACGAGAAGAGGTACCGCTGATGGCGTGGGGGACTATCACCGTGGGCCGCCTGACCCTCCGGGAGACGGTGCTGGCCGAAGACCGCACCAACGCCCTGACCGGGGAGCGGACCCTGGTCATCGAAGGCCAGGAGTCCATGCCTCCCCTGCTCACGCTGGCGGAGCTGAACCAGCGGCGCGAGGACATCATGGGCCTGCTGGGCCTGATGGTGCCGGTCCGGTTCACCGACAAGGCCAACCTGGACGGGTACTACCGGGTGTCCGACGTCGGGGCCGGCCAGGTCAACTGGCAAGCGGAGGTGGCCTGGGTCAACTGGAGCCTGACCCTGGAACTGGTGGGCCCGGCCAATGCCGTGGACCTGGAGTCCCGCCTGACCGCCGCCGGCCGGGTCAACGACCACGGGCTGACCGCCTCCGCCGCCTGGCACGCCCCGGCCGTGTCCGCCTACGGGTACGACACGGGCGCGTCCAGTCCGTCCGGGACCGTGTCCCGCGTAGGCACGGACGGCACCGTGACCGTGTTCCTGGACGTCCCGGCCGGGGTCAACCCGCGATGGGGGTCCTCCCTGGCGGACTACGGCGGCGGGCGGTGCCGGTTCACCCTGGACGGATTCGAGCGCACGGGCACCAACCTGACCGTGTCCGGGTCCGCTTGGAGCCTGTCCAACTCCCTGGTCCGGGTCTCCCCGGCCGCCAGCGCCACGCTGAGCGTTGACGCCTGGGACTCCGGGGCGTGGGCCACCAAGTCCTGGAACGTGTCTGTGGCGGGATCTGGGGCCCTTCTGGGCACCCCCTCCGCCGTGACCGTGCTCCGCAATGACTACGAGGTGGCCACCATCCGGCTGGTCTGGGACCGGGCCCCGGGCCGGGCGGCGTTGGACCTCACGGTGCGCCGTGGCTCCCGCCTGGTGGAGGGGTACCTCCAGACCGGGGCGGCCAACACCCTTGCCGTCTATCGGGCCACGGCGGAGGCGGCCACCGCGCCGGCCAGCTCCGCGTACGTCACCGCCACCGGTAACGACGCGGACGGCAACAGGTTCCTGGTGGCATCGGCCCGGTCCTTCACCGCGCTGACCGTCCAGGGAGGACTCCAGAAGACCTCCACCCGTACGCTGGACTTCGGGGTGGGGGTGGTCTTCGCCGGAGGGTCCGCCGCCGCCGGAGACGCGGCCACGGACCTTCGGTCCCAGTACCTGATGGCGATGGCGGACACCACGGTGGGAGTGAAGCGATGACGGTAACCGAGGTAAAACAGGCCCTGGGGCAATGGTCCCTCCGCCTGGGCGACACCACTCCCCGGGAGACCCTGGACGCGCTGGAGTACTTCGGGCACGTGGCCATCGCGCCCGGCCGGGTGGACGTCCGCACCGTGGGGGATGGCCTGCTGACCTCCTCCCGGTACGTCGGGGTACTCCGGGGCCGGGAGGACGGGGAGTCCACCACCGAGCTTTTCGGCGTGGGGATGGCCTTCTGGCTGGGCGATGAGGACGGCAAGGGGCCCGTGTTCATCGCCCCGGAGGTGGTCGCCAGCGCGTCCTTCGCCGACGCGGTCCGCGCGGTCCTGCCTGCCACCCTCACGGAGGGGACGCTCCACGCCATCCCCAGCAGCGGGACCTTCAGCTCCACCTTCCAGTACGTCACCAGCCGCAAGGCGCTGACCTACATCACCGACACGTACTCCACCCAGACCTACCCGGTGAGCTGGCGGGTCAACGGAGACGGGTCGGTGGACGCGGGTCGGGACGTGGACCTGTTCGGCACCGACCCGGACACGGTGATGGTGCGCAAGACCGGCGGCCGGGACATGTTCGTCCGGGGCCTGGCCGGCCGGATGGATCTGGCGCTGGACGTGGAGGACTACACCACCACCGTGGTCCTCCTCGCGGAAGGCGAAGGCGCGGCCACCGTCACGGCCAGCGCCTCCCAGGTGTCTCCGTACCTGGACCTTCAGGGCAACCCGGTGACCATCACCCGTCTCATCAGTGAGAGCGACACCGCCGCCGGCAACGCGGCCGCGCGCGCCAACCTCCAGCTCAACCGGTTCCGCAACGCGCGCCCGGAGGTGGAACTGTCCACCGATGAGTACGACGTCTCCGGGGACGTCGCGGTGGGGGACGTCATCGGGGTCTTCGATCCGGACGCGGGCTTCGTGGACCCGGCGGTGGAGAAGTTCTGGCAGGGCGTCCCGATCAACCCCATCGCGCTGAAGGTGGTGGAGCTGACCTGGCCCGTCCCCGCCGGCTGGACGGTGGCCTACCGCTCCAGCACGGACGGCACCTGGTGGGACCTGTCGGACCACTACATTCCTGAAGGCGGAGCCACCTACGTCAAGGTGGGTGATCTGGGCCGGTCCCTGACCGGCATCGGCGGGGAGCCGGTGGGCACACGGCCGGTGGCGGACGCCTCCACCCCGGCGGCCCCGGCCTTCACCGCCACGGACTCCGTGGCGTACCAGTCCCAGCAGGCCAACGACACCCGGGCCGCCCTGTACCTGGCCTGGAACGAACCGCTGAACACGGACGGTTCCACAGTCCTGGACGGGGACCACTACGAAATCCGCATCCGGTCCACCCAGACCTTCAGCTACCAGATCCCGTGGAACCGGGCCGATGACTTCACCTGGAGTGAGCTGGGCACCTGGGGCCGGCCGCTGTCCAACGACGCGGCGGAGGCGGACCAGTGGAAGACCTACTTCGTGGGGTGGAACACGGAGGAGTTGACCATCTCGGAGCTGATGGTCAGCGCGGAGTATGAGATCCAGATCAGGGCGGTGGACGCCGCGACCCCGCCGAATCAGTCCGGTTGGTCCTCCTCTGTCTTCCACACCACCCGTACGGACACCCTGGCCCCGAACCAGCCGGCCCCGCCGGTGGTGGCCGCGTCCCGTATCGCCATCCAGATAGTGCACACCCTGGGCGACGCGACCGGTGGCACGTTCAACCTGGCCCGGGACCTCCACCACCTGGAGGTACACGCGGGAACCGCCGCGTTCTTCCCGGATGAGTCCACGCTGCTGGGCACCGTGTCCGCGACGGAGAACCACCTCCAGGCCCAGGTGCCGGTGGTGGCCACCTTCCAGGTGGAGCAAACGGAGGACGTCTGGGTTCGGGTGGTGGCCGTGGATCGGTTCGGCAACCGGTCCGGGGCATCGGAGGCCACCCAGTCCTCCATCCTGCTCATCGACTCCGCCCACATCTCCGACCTGACAGCTTCCAAGATCACGGCCGGGTCCATCACGGCTGACATCCTGATGGCGGCCCGGATCGCCACCGCGCTGGAGGGAACCCGGGTAGAGCTCAACGCCCAGGGCGTGATCCTGTACGACGCCAACGGCCAGCCAGTGATCAACATCAGTGCGGCCGCCTCCGGGAACTTCTTCCAGATCACGGACGGCACGGACTCCGCGCTGGCGTCCCTGGACTCGATGGGCAACGGCACCTTTCAGGAGGTCTCCGCCGATGACATGATCATTGACGGGGACTCCTTCCTGGACGATTACTACGATCCCCTGCCTAAGGGAATCGTGGCCTTCGCCGGGTACGGACCCTCTTTCGGGTCGGCATCCGACATCATCGGAGCAGGTCCCAATACCGCCCTGGGAATCGCGGAAATCAGCTTCATAGCAGAGGCCGGCCGCCGCTATGAGGTGACCTGCATCGGTCAGATACGGTCCACCTCAGCGAACGACGCTGGCGTGTTCATCCTGCGCGATGGTGGGGAGAACACCCCTACCCTGGCCAGCACACAGTTCGCCCGTATCGACTGGGTAGTGGGCCCCAACGCGGGCAACACCACCGTGGGCACCCTGATCTATCGCGGGGAGTTCACGGAGGGTCTTCACCGCCTTCTCGCTACCTTCTACACCGCCACCGGTACCGCCACTCTGCGCACCTCCATCTTTGACTTCTACTTCACGGTGGAGGACAAGGGTTCGTCGGTGCTCGTGCCGAACACGTTCGTACTGAACACGGGCGGCGGGGACGCCACCCCAGTCACGAACTACACCAAGACGTACAACGCCACGTGGTTCCAGACCTACCGGTCCACCGGGGCCCAGAAGACCGACACCACGGCGAACCAGGGTCAGCTTGACTCCGGATCGGACGGCAACCAGCGGAGCCTGGTGGGGTTCGATTACGCGACCATTCGCAATGACCTGGCCGGGGCCACCATCAGTAAGATCACCCTGACCGCGTACGCGGAACACTGGTGGTACAACTCCGGCGGTACGGCGGTCATCGGCACGCACAACTACACATCCAAGCCTTCCTCCTGGTCTGACTCCCGGGTCAACCAGAACCGGCAGACCTCCAGCTCTTGGCCGCGCGCGGCCAAGCGCACGGTGACCCTGTCCACCTCCATAGGTAATGAGCTCCGGGACGGTTCCACCACGGGCATCGCCTTCGGTCCGGGCAATTCGTCCGACACGATCTACTACGGCAAGTTCACCGGGTCCGGCTCCAACCGACCCTCCATCACGATCAGTTACACGAAGTAGGAGGCGGGGTCATGGGCACCTTCACCAGCAGGGGAAACTTCTACAAGTCCGCCGCTGACGGGTCGGAGAACGTCAATGTCGTAACCGACCTCTCGAACAACTGGGACAAGCTGGACGCGCTGCTGGGGTGGCGGCCGGTCACCTCCGGCACCATGCCCGCGTCCGCGTTCCAGGGGACCGGGGTCTACCAGACGGACACGGGCCGGGCCTACATCAACCAGGGGGCCGGCGGGTCGGCGGCCACCTCGTTCAAACAGGTGCCCGTAGAGGGGTCCACGTACGCGGCCAACATCACCCTGGCCAGCTCCGCCAACCAGTTCAACGTGGGCTCCAGTCCCTCCTCCGCCAGCTTCGCCTCCCAACTGGCCTCCTCCGGCGGCAACATCCTGTCCGGCATCGTGTCGGGTGACAGTTCGTCCCGGTACACCGTCACCGCCGCCGGCACGATGTCCTGGGGCAACGGCACCACCCTGGACACCAACCTGTACCGGATCAGCGCGGACCTCCTGGGGACGGACGACTCCGTCCAGATCGGCGGGAACCTGACCGTGTCCGGGTCCGCGACCCTGGACGATGTGATCATTGGTGGTAACCGGGTCACCAACGCCGCGACGGAGCGCCCCCAGGCGCACACGGCGGTCACCGTGGCGTCCAGCTCCGCAGAGGTGGTGCTGCACTCCGTCACGATCCCGGCCGGCGACGCGGCCGTGGGGTCCACCTACCGCCTCCGCGTGTTCGGCACGGCGGCGGTGACGGGAACCCCCACCATCACCTTCCGCCTCCGCCTAGGCGGACTGGCCGGCTCATTGCTTGTCGCCTTCGGCTCCATCACCGCCCGGTCCGGGATGACCGATGGCATCTGGGACGTGGAGGCCATGGTCACCCTGACCGCGTCGCCCGGGGCTACGGCCACCTTCCATGGCTTCTGCCGTGGCGGCCACAACTTCACCGGCTCCGCCACCACCTACACCCAGTTCGGGCCGGGCGGGTCCAGCGCCACCAGGGACTCCACCGCCGCCCAGGACTTCGTCCTGACCGCACAGTGGAACACTTCCAGCGCGTCCAACACGATCACCGCGCGCGGGAGCGGGAGCGGGAGGGTTGCCTGATCCGATACCCTGGCCGCGCCACGGAAGTCACCCGAAGGAGTGAAAGATGGATGACGCCTACTACGCCATGACCCAGAGACACAGGGTGTTCACCGGGTTCAATGCGGAGTCCGTTCTGGAGGACGTACTGATCGGGTGGCCCAACGCCACCATCACGGCCAGCACGGACTACCCCGGCGAAACCGCCATGCTGGAGATCACCACCGACATCCCGAACAACGGCGGGTACCCGGCCCAGTTCCACGTAGGGGACTCCTGGCACGCCGTGTCAGGAACGCTGTACACCGTGGCCATGAAGGCTGACACCACCTACATGGTGCCGCTGGCGGACTTCGTCCGGGACGTGGCTCCCCAGGCTGCGATGGCGGTGGGCTACGGCACCACCCCGTCCCTGGCCGTGGGCGCGTCCGCCACCGTGACGGTGCCGATGGTCCCCGACCTGCCTGAAGAGGGTCACAACGTGGCCATCGGCCTGGCCGGCTCCGCTCAGCTACTTGGCGCGCTCCAGATCACGGGTCACACTGTTGTCAGTGCCAGCGCGGTTGACGTATCCGTGCGAAACTCTTTCGGGTCACAGGCACTGGGCGGGGCCACCGTTCTGGTGACCGCGCTGCGTAACGGGTAGGACGGGGAGGTCCAGTGGCAACCGCGAGCGAGCATGTCACCGCCGCCAGCGCGTTCTTCATGAACGAGCTGGTCAAGATGGAGCCGGGGACGGAAAACTCCGGCATCTACGCGAACAAGCCCGGCTACCACAACTCCCGGGCCGGCAACATCGCGCTGGACAAGGTGGACAACTCCTCGGTGCCGGACTACTCCATCCGGCTGCCACTGGACCTTCAGGGCCCCTCCAACAAGGCGGCCGCGTACGACTGGACGCACGAGAAGGCGCACTCCGGCAACTACGCCTCCATGGCCAAGTACGGGGACCGCCTGGAGGCTGCGTTCAACGCGAAGGACCCTCGCCTGGCCGGGTGGCGGGAGGCCCTGGGGCAGACCGACACCGACGCGACTCCGGAGGGTCTGGACTTCGTCACCTGGACGAAGCGAACCCCGGACTCCACGCACGCCTGGCACTGGCACTTCTCGGAGCTCCGAGCCTTCGTGGAGTCCATGATCAACAAACTCTGTATGCTCTCCGTCCTCAAGGGTCAGACCCTGGCGGCCTACCTGGCCGGAGGCGGACAACTCCTAGGGGGAACCGTGGCGACCGCCGACCTGAACTTGACCCAGCTTCTGGGTGCTTCGTACCCCACGGGCTACCTGAAGAGGTCCCTGGGCCACGTCTACATGGACCTCCAGAACCTCCGCAACGGGCTGATGGCCATGCCCGGGGCCACCCGGCCGGACGTGGACGGGGGCCCGTGGATTCCGGCCGGCTCCACCCTGGACGTCATGGTGAAGGCCGCCCAGAAGACCCTGGCCGCGTCCGGGTCCGTGCCGGTGGCGATGACCCCGGAGGACATGGAGGCCATCGCATCGCGCGCGGCGGAGCTGGTGGTGGAGAAGCTGGGAGACCTCCGCTTCACCCCCAGCTCCAACGTTTAAACCTGATTCAACGGGGGAATTTCCATGGATGTGTTGCTGTACTGGGCCGCTGGCATAGTCACGGTGGGAGGTGCGCTGGCCTTGCTCTGGCGCATGATCACCGCAGGCATCAAGACCGGCAAGAAATGGGACCTGTTCCTGGAGGACTGGCACGGCACGGAGGCCCGGCCGGGCCGGCCGGCCGTGCCCGGGATCATGCAACGCATGGTGGACCTGGAGGAAGGTCTTCGGATCATCAGGCATGAGGTGTTCCCCAACTCCGGCGGCTCCCTGCGCGATGCCGTGGACAGGCTGGAGAAACAGGCCACGGAGCTGGTGGCCACCATCCCCAGCCCCCGGAACAGTCCGGAGGGTGTGCCGTGGCCTCTCAACTCCGCATCGGCGGGAAAATGATGCTCACTCGCAAGTTCTGGCGGGACGCGCTGGAGCGCACCCTCGTGACCGGGTTCCAGGTGGGACTGGCCACCATCCCGGTCACCACCACCCTGGTCCAGGAGGTCCGCTGGGACGTCGTGGGCGGGGCCGCCGCCTTCGGCGCGCTGATGGCCTTCGGCAAGGCGCTCATAGCTTCGCGTGTCGGCCGGTCCGACACCGCTTCCCTTGTGGACTGAGTCCGCTACCCTGTACGACGAAGGCCCGGCACTCCACTCCCCCCGTGGTGGATGCCGGGCCTTCGTCCTGCTCTGGGTCAGGCGTAGTCCTCGCGGTGGTTCTCCTCCACCGCGTCCCTGATCTCCCGCACCTTGGACGGGGCGTCCTCTGCCGGGGCGTTGGTGACCTCCGTCAGGGCCGCGAACTTCGCCCGGACTTCGTCCAGCTCCTCTGAGCAGACCGTGAGCGCTGCGGACAGTTCCGCGTTGCGCTGGATCTGGTCCGCCATCTGCCGCGCCCAGTGCTGGTGGATCTGGTCCATGATCACGTTGACCGGGACCTGGACCCCCACCGAACCGTCCGGGGTGGCCAGCGGGGCCTCCTCCAGGGTGATGTGGACGCCTGCCATCTCCGCCGCGTCGGCGGCCACCTCCTCCTGGTTCCAGGTGATGTTGTCCAGGTTCTCCTCCGGCGTGACCGGGGTGTCCCCCAGGACCGTGTGGTCCCCGGCCGCGTCGCGCGGGGTGAACGCCTGGGCGAACTGCTCCGGCGTGACTCCGCCTGTGTCGTTGTCCATGGTGCCTCCTTCTAGATCTTTTCGGACAGTGCGCGGTATCGGTCCAGGGTATTGGACTCCAGCACGATGCGGCGCTGGGGGTTGAACGTGAAGTGCGAGACCAGGGCGTCCCCTACGATCACGTTAGGGGTGCCCAGGACTTTGGGCATGTGGACGGTGTGCCAGTGCTCCTCCTCATCGGGAACCAGCACCCCGGGCGAGGGCAGGGCCGCGTACATGGACCCCAGGCTGGCAAAGGTGGAGACGGAGAACTGGGTGCCGAGCTGGACGGGAAAGTCCTGGTAGAAGAAGAACTTCTCCATGTCCTCCCCCGTCTCCAGCGCCAGCAGGAGGAGATTGTGGATCTCCACGGCAAACCGGCCGTCCGCCCAGCCCACCCCGTCCATGCAGTACGGTCCGCCGACCTTCGGCCAGACGTACCCGCCCGGCCAGTCGGTCCCCGCCTCCGGGATGATCCCGGCCTGCTGGGCGAACCAGGAGATGATGGAGTTGTTCCACATCACCGGGAATGACGCCACCCCGCCGGCCGGACCGCGCTCCCGGGCCGACCGGACCAGCCGGCCGATGGCCTCCGGGTGCACGTACACGATGTCATCGTCCAGCCGCACGTACGTGGTGGACGGGTCGGTCATGTACTCATAGAAGTAGCCCGTGTTGCGTTGCTTCGGGTGTCGGCGGGGCCGGCCCAGGGGCCGGTCCACGATCTTGATCCAGTCGTGGTTGCGGGCCAGCCGGTACGCGTACCGGAGGTCCGCCTCCTGGCCGGACGGATCGGTGTTCAGGCAGAGCCACCACTCATCCACCAGCCCGGCCTGGTGGTCACGGGCCATGTACGCGGCCAGCACAGACACGGTGTCCTGCCGTCCGTACGGGGTCCAGGCGATGACGGGGAGTCCGTCAATCACGGGGTGCCTCCTTCTTTGATCTTGCCCATCGGTTGTTGGCGGCCACCTTGATGGCCTCCTCCCAGCGCGCCGCGCCGGACTGGAGGATGTGCGGGGCGGCGGCGGAGCTGGCCGCGTGGCCGGCTGACCGGCGGTGGGCCTCCCCGTCCACCGGGTCCGTCAGGATCTTCAGGTACTTCCCCCACTCGTGCTCCTCCCGGATCAGCTTCAGACCGCATTGTGGCCCGGCGGCGGTCACCCAGTCCGCGTACGGCCGGGTGTCGGAGGCCAGCAGAGGGATGCCCAGGAACGCGGCCTCCAGCGCTTTTGTGGGGTACTTGGCCCGGTTGAACGGGGTGTCCCGGTACGGGGCCACCCACACGTCAAACGTCATGCACTCCCTCAGGTAGTCGGTCACGCTCGGAATCCAGCCGGTGGCGGTCACGTGCGGGCCGCCCACACCCATCAGGATGGCCTCCTGGGTGGTGCACCCCACCAGCTTCACCCGGATGTCCCGGCGGAGCAGCGGCAGACGCTGAAGGGCGCGAGCCACCAGCGGTAGCTCATGGATGGTGGAGCTGGACCCGGCCCAGCCCACCGTCACCGGACCTGACCCGTAGGACCGGGGAGCGCCCAGGTACTGGGCCGGCAGGAGGTTGGGCACCACCATCACGGGGGTGGTGGTCATCTGCCGGGTGGCCTCCGCCAGGCCTTCGGACACCACGGTCACCAGGTCGGCGGCCGCCATGTTGGACTGGAGCCGTGGCAACATGCCGTCTTTGTTCCAGAATTGGTAGGCCTTCGCGTTGGTCTTGTCCAGCGCAAAGTAGTCGTCGTCCAGGTCCATGATGAGCGGGACGCCGGACTCACGAAGGGCAAGCCAGGCCTTCGTGGTCTCCGCCTGGGCCACCCGGGCCCCGATCACCGCGTCCACCCCGCGCACGGCCGGCAGGGACAGTTGTTGGGCGGCCACCGCCTGATGGCCGCGCCAGGTCAGTCCGGTGGCGGGAAGGGTCTGACGGTAGAACGAGCTACCGTCAGAC